AACCTTGAAGTCAATGGTCCGGGGCAAGCCGTTATTAACGAATTGCGTAACCTCAAGAGGCAAGCGTCTGCGATGGGCGGAGCGTATGGCGGAAAACTCATGGATGTTTTAGGTTCAATGCAAAACTACATCTGGCGCCGTAATGACACCATGGGCGGTATCTCTAACAGCATTGGCTGGATAACTACTTCCCAAACCAAGGAGCGGATGCTCTCCTACATGAAGGATTACTTTGAGCGGGGCATGATGGCAATTTACTCCCTTGATTTGATTGAGGAGATGAAGACCATTGTGCGTGACGGAGCTTCCATTGAGGCTTCAGGTCGCAACAAAGATGACCGAGTAATTGCTAGCGCCTTGGCAGCAGCCGCTTTTGCAGAGCAGCTTCAACCGCGCCTCATAGCTCAAAAGATTACCCGTCAAGTATCTCGCGCCCAAGAAGACCATACCCCTGAAGAAATTGCAGTTGGCAAGAATGTAAGTAATTACTTAAAGCGCATTGGTGTGTATGGAAACCCGTAAAGTTAGAACCAAAGCGGAGCTGCGTAGGATTATTGGTAAATTCTTGCGTGACCCCAATCGCGGTATCAGCATTAACTTGTTTGCCGATGTCTGCGGAGTCAACGAGGCGCACATGAGAGATGTCTTTATCTATGAGACTGAAAACATGGGCGAGTACCTCCAGCGCCGGGTGTCAAAAGGCTATGACGCATGGATACGGGGCGAAGTAGCCATCATGCAAAACAAAGACCGAACAAAATTTGTAGAGTTCCGCAGAGAAGCCAAACCTAGAATGGCTAGAACAACGGGCTTGCAAGTGATTAACGGAGAGATTAAGATTAGGGTGGGTATAAGCAATATGAACGATTATACGAATCAAACACTTGACGAGCAACTGAAGGGGAGATAACAATGGCGGTAATCAACGACTATAAGTGTGAGAAGCATGGGTACTTTGAGGCTAGAAAACCTCAATGCCCAATGAAAGGGTGCGAAGCGGAAGTCATGCTGGTTTTTTTACAAGCACCATCTCTAGTCTCAGAAAGGACTAAACGAAATGATAAAACGGTTAAGCAACTGGCTATGGACTTTGATATGTCAAACATCAAGTCAACCCGCGAAGGAGAAAACCAAGCCGGCTTCTTCACGCGCAAAAACAAAACCAGCAAAAAGCAGCTCGAACACGAAAAAGCCGCAGCCGAAGCAAAGCAGCGCGAAGCGCGCCCGGGGGACTCGGCAATCTGGGGCGGCAAAGGCGGAATGAATATGGGGTCTATACTGGGAGGAAATCAGTTCCGTTCAGTAGCCGGAGAGTCCGTTGGTTTCAATCCAAAAGATGCTGGCAACTTGACGGGACCTAAAGCGGCAAGTTATATTGCAGACCATGAGAACCTTACTGTGAAAAAGTAAATGAGAATCCCAGAGAACAACGAAGCTAGAGAAATTTTTTATCTTGATTTAATTCAAAAGTGTCTAGTTTCGATAGATGAGCGCAAAGCGGATTACTCATCTTTGCGTTCATGGTTCTTGTTTGGCAATGGTCCAGATGAAGGTCCGGCAATCTTTAATAAGATTTATCCGCATATTGACCAGCTTACCAGCTTTTTATACTCGGCAGAAACAACACGATTCTCAATCAATACTGGCGCTGCGGTACCAACGCTAGAACAAATTAAAGTCCCAACCTTAACAAAAGCCCTTAATGATGAGTGGCTTAATTCCAATGCAGACCAAGTGTTTAGCTTGGCGTTGACATGGGCTTTAGTGTTCAACACGACTTATGTAAAACTGGTGATGAACAACGGTATTCATCCGTTTATGATTGAGCCGTCATCTATGGGTGTATTGCGAGAAGATACCCCGCAATCCGATAGACAAGAAGCTATTGTTCAAATTTATTACATCACTCGCAGCGAGTTGTACAACAGACTGTACAAGCATCCTAAGCGCGAGCAAATTGTTAAGCGAGTCACTTCAGGCTATCATGCTAAAACCGATGAAGTTCCTGAAGGCGTTAATCGAATTATCATGTCACAGTCTCAACCTGAGATGTACGGTAATGTGGATTTAGACTTAGCTGGCATGAATCGTTATAAAGCTCGGGTAGCTGAAGACACAATCAAAATGCACGAACTTTGGGTATGGAATGACGATACCCAAGACTATCAAGTGGTGACAATGGCAGACCCCGATATAGTCATTTATGACCGTCCGGGCGCGTCTTTATTCCTCAAGGGCGAATGTCCTTTTGTTCAGATTACTCCTAACCCACAGTTTGATTACTACTGGGGATTGTCAGAGGTTCAGCGCCTTGTACAACTACAAGGATTGCGTAACAACCGCATGACAGAGGTATTGGATTTGCTTTCTAAACAAGTAAACCCACCAACCGTATTTACTGGCTTTACTGGCATTACCGATGAGAAAGCATTTGCTTTCCAGCGCGCAGGGTCTTTTGTGTCTAACGATATGCCTAACAGCAAAGTGGACAGGCTCTCGCCTAATATGCCGCCAGAACTTTTTGAGGTAATACATGAAGTCGATGCGATGTTTGCTGAAGCCAGCGGTATCAGTAGCGTTCTTAGTGGTCGTGGCGAGCAAGGTGTACGCTCCGCTGGACACGCAAGCCAGTTGGCTAGACTTGGTTCAAGCCGCGCTAAAAAACGCGCTCTCATTGTTGAAGATAGTTTAGAGAAGGTCGCAACGCTATATCTCAAGCTCATGCAAGCCTATGACAATACTCACTTTTCTGATGAGTACGGCAACAAATTTATTGCAGAACAATTTACTAAAGACTTTGTGGTTAAAGTGGACGCCCACTCTAATAGCCCAATCTTTACTGAAGACTTACGCGCACTTGCATTTAATTTATTTAAAGCGCAAGCTATTGATAAGCAATCTTTACTTGACTTGCTTGAGCCTCCGATGAAAGAATTGCTCAAAGACAGATTAAAGAAACGCGAAGAAAATGCAGCACAGGCACAGGCAGGAGGCGCCGCTTCAGCAACACCAGCGCAGCCAAAGCCTAAAGGCGGTAAACCAGATTTGAAATTGGCGGAGGGTACATAATGGCAACTAGAGGAACGGTATCTCCTAAGGCGGACCAGCCTAGGGTAAGCACTAGCTCATTGCGTGAGACTTCTGCTCCAGCAAATTTGCAGTATCGTGTACAAGGTATTAAAACATTTACTGGTAGAGATACCCGTAAAACTGGTAGAGAATTAGGTAGGGGATAATTTTTTAGGAGATTATGATGCGTAAAAGCTATAAAAAAAGTCGGAAGACTCGTAGATAAGGTTTCCTTCACGGGAGAAAGGGTTGTGGCTTCCTTACCCTATAAATAGGTCGCCGCCTTCTGTATTGGAGATGAAAATGCGTACAAAGCGTAAAGGTCGTAAAGCTCGCAAGTAATCCGTAAGGATTGCTTTGGGTGACCAAACAAGTCCTACGGGGAGGAGGAAACTAAATAAACCTCCCCACTTGACAATTTGTGATAGTTAGAATAAATAGTATTTAACTGTTAATTAAGGAAATATATGAGTGTTCCACCAGATAAAATGATGGAGTTGATTAAAAACCAACAACCCGGCGGGGCGCCAGCTCCAAATATTACGCCTGAACCACAGGCAAACGGTATGTCGGATTCTTCTACCGCTCCAATGGGTACACCAATGTCAACGCCTGAACCTAAAATGGGTAACAAAGAAGGCGCAATGGTAAACCTTTCAATGGCTCAAGACTTGTTAGAACAAGCGCTTCCTTCCGTTGGCTCAGATAGCGAAGAAGGTAAAGCAATTCTTAATGCCATTAATGTAATAAACAAAGTTATTGGTCCTCGTAAGGGCAAAACTAAAGAGTTGCAGCAATCTGAAATTTTGCAGATGCTTCAAAACTTGCCTCAAGCTGGTGGTGCAACGCCTGAAGGTACAGCAATGTCTAAAGCACCGGCAGTACCGAATATGCCTCCAATGCCAGCAATGGCGGCGGCGGGTCCAACACCTCAACCGAGTCCAGCTCAATAAGGAGAAATCATGGATTTATTTAAGCCAAGAGGCGCGAGCCAACCTCGCCGTCCTACTGACAATACGCAACAACACGGCGTTATTACTAACACTCCACGCTTTTCACAGCTTGGTGGTTTAGATAGCCCAATCAAAACCGGACCTAAGAACAAGATGCAAGTTCAAAAGCCCGGCGATGGCAAAAAAGTAATCTAAATCAGAAAAGGGGATAAATTATGAGCTTAGAAGACCTATCGTTTGAAGCAAGAGACCAATTGGCTGCGCTAGCGCAACAGTTGTCTGAGAATCCTGATACTCGCAAGGAATTTTTGCGCTTGACCAAAAAAGCCAAGCCAGATTTGAATATTCCTGAATTAGAGATTGAGGATTACACAAATAGAGTGGCTTCCGCGTCTGAAAAACGCGTACAGGCATTAGAGGCACAGTTGCGAGAGCGCGATGCTATCGAAGACCTTAATAAGCGCCGTAACAAGCTAATGAAAAAAGGCTTGGCGAGTTCTGATGAAGATATTGAGCAGATTGAAAAAGTCATGCTTGAAAAAGGTATTACGAATCACGAGGTTGCCGCAGAGTATTGGGACTGGATGAAGCAATCCGCTGAACCAACACCTACCGGCTACAATCCAAGCGCAGTCAGCAAGTTCGACCTAGGTAAATACTATAAGAACCCAGTTGGCGCAGCTAGAGATGAGGCTTCAAAAGCATTAGCGGAACTTCGGAGAAATCCGAAACCAATTGGTTTTTAAGACGCAGTAAATGGGGATATTTACTTTTAACGGAGATTTATTATGCCAATAGGCGGAGGGATTGTTCCGGCAACAGGCACAAGTCAATATAATGAGTTGACTTATGTTACACGCCGGGCTTTTATTCCCAAACTCGTAGTACAGCTTTATAACAGCACACCATTGATGGCTGCGTTGATTGCTAACAGTCAATCAGCTTCAGGCGGTGTATCCTCAGTAACCGTTCCAGTTCAGGGTTCGCAATTTGTGAACGCCCAATGGTCTGACTATTCTGGTTCATTCAACCAGCCTTCAGTCCAGCAAGGTGCTTTCAATGCTGAATTTGACTTGAAATTGATGATTGCTCCAGTACCGTTCCTCGGTATGGAAGGTGCAGTTCAGCAAGACGCAGCAATCATTCCATTGATTGAAGCTCGTATGAACGATGCAACCAATGTAATGATGGATGCAATGGCAACTGCTTTGTACACCAACACTACAAACAATCAACAATTTATCGGTCTTCCAGCAGCCGTTTCTAGCTCTGGTACTTACGGTAATATCAGCCGTAGCGCCTACACATGGTGGCAGTCTAAGCAATATGCCGCTGGTGGTGTAAACCCAACCCGTCAAAACATCTTGCAATACATTTCTGGTACCGTTAAAAACGGCGCTGAAATGCCTAGCTTTGGTGTTTGCGGATTTGGTACATGGACATTGCTTGCTCAAGACTTCGTAGGTCAAGAACAGTATGTCATCACCCCCGGTCATGGTTTTGATAGCGACTCCAATGGTCCTCAAGCTGCTTTCCGCGCTTTGATGGTCGCTGGTGTTCCAATCTATCCAGACCCATATTGCCCTGAAGGTACTGTGTACTTCCTAAATACTAACTACTTGTCTCTGTACATCCATGACCAAGGTTCGTTCGTATTTACAGGATTTGAGTCCACTCTACCTAACTGGCAGATTGGTTATGTTGGTGCTGTGTTAATGATTGCAGAGTTGGTTAATACCAAGCCTAAGTCAATGACACAAGTGACCGGTTACAACTCACTTTCTATCTAAGGAGATAAACCATGTCATTAGCTTCCAATAAAATCCTAGTATCGAATGTAGCAACTAACGCGGCATCTGGCTATTTTCAAGCCTATGCTGCTGGTAACGCTACTGTTGTTATGCCAGCGGGCATCTACTACATTGCTCCTACTGCCAATGTCACAATCGAGTTAAATACCGATACTGACGGCAATATCAGCAATGCAACTTGGGCTGTTGTTGTTGCTAACAATACTGGCGGCTTGTTCATCGCTGACGGCTACAATGTACGCGCTAATGTGCTTTCTGGCACACCAACGATTACATTGTTTGCTACTAACGGCGGTCAACCAGTATCAGGCACATACAACAAATAAGGAGCAGCCATGTCTAGCGTAGATTCAGTAGCACAAAATACGGCGGCAAACTTTGGCAACTATGCCATTGCTTCCGCTACTGGCGTGCCTCTGGGTGCAACAGGCAATGCTGTTATTACAATTCCTATTCTTAGCGGCGGTTTGACCGCAGGGGCAAATGCCGCTAGTTCAGGAAGCGTAATTATTAGACGCGTAACCGTTCAGAATCCTAATGGAAATATTGGTACAGCCAATGTGTCTATTCTGACTTCTAACGATGGCAATGCGAGTAATGCGGTAGTTGCGGCTACCGTGTTATCCAATTTGACAGCGACTACTACTTATCAGGACTTGACTGTTGCTAGCCCGTATAGCACGACAACCGTTGTGAATGGTTATACCGTTCAGGCTTTATTTGTAAAAGTGAATACCGCAGTTGCTAATGGCACTTGTGATATTCGTGTTTATGGCGATACTGTGAGCTTCTAATTATGTCAACCTTATTTGTGACGAACACATGGGAAAAACCCATACACTTTGATTATGCTTTTAAACCGTACGCTTTTCCTATCGGGGAGACGGTGGAGGTGGAGGTAGAAGTGGCTCGTCACTTATTTGGTTACATGGAGATGGATAAAGAACCATTCCTTGCTCGTTTAGGTTTAATTAGAACTAAAGCGGAAGTACCGGAAGGTTTGGCTATTTTGTCCAAAATCTTAATTTCGGAGCAAGCTCCAAAAAAGAATCACTCGTTATCCCCGGTGGTGGAAAGAGTACCCTTGCCCTCCCAAAAGAAGGCAGGGGGAAAAGTCCTTAGCCAAGCAGCTTAATATGGAAAATCAATGTCACAAACTCTGCAAGGCTACATCACGCAAGTCAGAAGACTCTTGCATGATGCTAATGGAAACTTTTACTCCGACCAGCAATTAACAGATTACATTAATGCTGGCAGGGAGCGCGTAGTCCGGGATACCGGATGCTTACGCACGATTCAAATTACGACTGTACCTACTACGCCTGTAGTGGGAGGTGCAACACCCTATTTCTGGACTGGTGGCGGCACAGCTAACACCGGCGATTATGTTGTCTATAACATCTTTATTTACAAGGTAGTAAACGGCGGCGTCTTTAGCACTACCGCTCCTAACTATCCATCTGGTCCTAATCCATATCCGCCAAGCACCACATTCCTTAATGGAACAGTTACTTTGCAATATGCGGGACCATCTGAAATTATTAATTTTTCATGTTTGCCGCAAGGAACTCAAACCCTTGATGTGTTAAACATTAACTTGTATTGGGGCAAT